AAATACACTCATGAACTTGTCGCATCCTCCGACTTCTAATTCTTTATAACTCATCGGTTCTCCCTTTGCTAGCCTAGTCAAGCCAGATGTAAGAATTACATTTTTCACAATTCTATCACCAGTATATGATTTAATATCAGAAAATATCTCACCTCGATAATATCTGAGTCGATTACTTCTTTCCATGTCACATATTTCATAATCTAAAGCTCTGCATCCTAATATATTAAAAGCATATAGAGGTAGAACATTTTCATATTTAGTATATCTAATATAAGACTGACACAAAAAGATGAATCTCAACATATCATTATAAGAGTTAAAACTATTGTGATTGATAAATATAATGTCATCTTGTATCATTGCAAAATTTCCCAAATACTCTATACTTACTTTGTTTTCATCTATCCTATACTTGTTGAACCTCAAATCAGCTTTTTGAAACCAAATTCTAAATTCTTCAAGCTCTTCGTAAATACTAGAAATCATGTACAATTGCTTTGATATAATACTGCTCCTTACATCATTAATTATGTGTTCCTTAGCATATTCAACTAAATCTACACCTAAAGATCTAGAACCAAAATAGAAATTGTCAGGAGATAAAAGTACCTTTTTCTCTGAATTAGACAATTTGAGTCTCGGTGATATGTTACATACACAGTTTAAATAAAACGATATATTATCCGGATTCCTAAACCTTTTTCGGAATGTTTCTTTTAATGAAAAAGGGTTTATGACTCTTCCCTGTTCATTCAGCATTTTGTCTATAAAGCTAAAAGTGATCTTTCTAGATATTCTCTCACTCACTCGATCCTCTAAAAATACTCTTAGCAACTCATTTACATTGTTGACTCCTTTCAGCAATCTCATATTAGGCAACATTATATATTTGTTAGATGGATATCGATTGTACATATATCTAGCAAGCACGGATAGTTCATCCTTAGTTTTAATACTTAATAACTTAAATGTATCTTTCAACAGAGATTTAAGTTTTTCAGTCTCTTCATGGATGTTTTTTACTTTCTTGGCCAAATTATGTTTAACATCATTAGATCCAAAATCACTCATGTTGTATAAACATTCATTCATATGTTTTACTTCAACATTCCCAGGATTTTTCAGATTCACCCCTGTAAGATAATAAAAAGTCCTACTCTTTCTAACTCTTTCATCTAGAACCTCACTATGCTCACTATTATATATTTCAGCTAAAGATCTTAATATAGGTGAAGAGCTATATAAGGATTCCTCTAGCAATCTAACATCAGATTCTTCATACTCAGGTTTAAAAGTTTTTAGAAAAGTGTACAACTGCAGAATCGAATAAGAATTACCTTTATCGTCTTCATACACAACTCCATTGGATGTTTTGTGAATGTTGACTTCAATCATGCCTTTAGGAACAGTGGAATACATCCTCTTTCCCAGTTCACTAAAAATTCTATTATTTAGAACTTGCACCTTAGTTTCAAAACTCATGTAGTTGAAAAGCAGTTGTTCTATAACAGTTAGATCCTTGTTGTCAACTTTAGCACAAGTATAATTTTTAACGTGTTTGATTCTGCTCCTGTATGTCAAGCTGTACTTAGGATTTTGTATAAATGCGTCAATGTCTCTGTAGTCGTCATCTAAATCTATATCATCTTTGCTCTTGCTGAGAGGATATATACTAGGCACTAATTTTATCAAATCATCATGCCCAAACTTCTTCAATAATCTTACGGAATTAGACTTATTGCCAAAAAATAATAACATCAATGGATGAGACAAGTATTTTCCTCCCATTTCGACTGGAGTATTGTAATTATAGGTTAGATTATTGTAGTTTTTCATTCCTTCTGACATAGAGTACATAGATGATATACGATTTTGTACGGCAGCCATAGCAAAACTGCACCAGATTTCGCTGACACCTATTCTATAACATTCTCTTATCCTAGATATAGATGAATATAAATCTGTTGAATATCCATATCCCGGTACGTCTTTAAATATAACTGATACAAATTTTAAATGAGGAATATAGACTGTGCCAAACAAGGAGAAAAATGATAAAAATTCTCTAATCCATGGATGACAAGCAGATTTCTTTGTATTCTCTCTAATACAAAAGAGTCTTCTGGATGTCTCTAAACATCTCTCCCAAGTTAACCAATCTTCTTCTCTTTCAAATCTTCCTATATAAGTGTAATCATCTGAATGAACACATTGATCGATCAAACTTGTATCTAAGTCATTTGGATCATAAACCTCTCTTTTATATAATGCCATTGCTACTGTAATCATGAGATAATGTTTATAAGAAGATAATTTGTTAAAAAATCCTTGAGGCCATCCAGCATAGATCTTTACATCATTCTCTCGCTTAAAAACACTTAGCATTGCCTTGGCTAACGGGTT